ATCGCTGCTGTAGTTCCTGAGCTATTCGATAAGATCGTATCCCTTGATAACGTCGTTCCACTAGACGTATATGTGCCGATACCGACTTCCCATGTTCCAGCAGTCGTATCAACAATGGCGTAGTACGTTGTATTTGCATTGCCTATGTCGGCAAACGAGCGAAAGCCTGACGCAGCACCAGCTAACGTCAAAGTACCAGTACCGGAAGTCGTACTGGTCTCTTTGATCCTATCCTTTACGACCAAAGGCATGATTTATCCTTATGCCAGAGTGACGCTCAAGCTACCGATAGCAATCTTGAAAATATCACCATTATCAATCGTCTTGGATGTATCTAGGGCTGTGTGATACAGCAGGTTGCCGCTAGTCAAGGCATCGTGGATACCAATCCAGCCAACCGTACCCCAGTTACCCGTAGCCTGTGGGAACTCTACCGCTGCACTATTCGTTGATACACCGTTACTAGGAGAGCCAAAAGTCACCGCAGTCCGAGCATACGAACCACCGGATACCTCAGTACCGCTACCAGCATCAGTCGGGTCAGAAGTAAAAAGACCAACATAAACCGTTGTAGGGCTGGTGTAACTTGTGTTTCTCAGAGTCGCGTTAATCAGCGCGTTCTCAAGATAATTCGACATTTCTGCCATGATTTACCTCACGTTATAAGACATAGACATAGGCTGACCGCTGTACTCACTTGATTGGTCAGAGTTCGTAATCGCCATTACAGCACGATCATATAAGGTAGCCCATGTCTGAATACGGGCATCATTCATTAGATAAGGCTCTGCTTCCGCTAATGACGCATATAGCAAAGCATCAGGATAATTAGCTAGAAAGATGTTGCTAGCGTTCGTACTAGACAATAGTGGAGGCTTGCCGTAGTACAACATCTGAAGCACATAAGTGCTGTCTGGAGTTGGTGCTAGCTGTATCTCAGAGCCTAAAATAGTGTAATCGACTGGCTTACCTCCATCCGTTACGCGAGACTCAGCGTAGAACGAATTAGGAGCCTTGTAGCGCAATGTAGTCACCGGATTAGTGTTCAGGTGAATATCACGCATCTCTAAGAAGTCTGTCGGGAGTCCAACAGTAGAATCACCGCCTGTAGTTGATGCCGTTGCGACAATCAACATCTGCCGAGTTCTCAAGTCTCGACGTAGCCTTTCCTCAGCTAGTCGGATGAAATCGGGGATAACCGACGTTAGATCACTACGGGCTAGATAATTTCCTACCGTAGTCCTTAAATCCGAATAGCTAGTAAATGGCATATCATTCCTCTAACTGCTCAAAGTCCTTCCAGCCATATTCGTATGTACCTATGTGCCTGATGTGCATTGATAGCTCATGGTCTACATACGTCTGAAAGCCCTCAGAACCAGCCTTGACGCAGAAATATACATCCTCACCACATACACCGTTAGAACCCCATCCAGCATCAAACCAAGGTCTACCAGTTTTCTCAAATACTTCCTTACGGATCATTACAGCACCAAACCCGACCGCTGTAACCTCCTCGATTCCCTCTTTACCGCGAGAATCTACATTCGACCACTTACGAACCTCAGTATCCCCATCCATGTACCTAGTCAGCATCTTTGCCGTAGGTGTGACAGGCTTCCTTCTGGTCGTAGCATTAACCCCAACGATAGGCACATTGCGGCTTAACAAGATGTCAATGATGTCTGGTGGGAACCGCATATCGCTATCGATAAACAGCAATGCGTCACACCCTTCACTCAAAGCAACCTGCGCTAGCTTTTCCCGTTGGTCGAAAATCAGCGTTCCCGGCATTGTGTAAAGGCTTAACCCACCTTTACCGTCCTTGCAACGAACTGACGCATCGTGTGCAGCCATCCTCGCAAAGTCAAAAGCAAAACCAGTATGAACCTCATCCCTACACGGTACACAAACTCCTACTCTCATACAGTTCCCCGGTACGTTTTCCACACAGCATTATCAGGATCGTTCAGCCACCTAGCAAATCCAATCTCATCCACCACGTTAAAGCCCTTCATAATCCCTCGCTGATTCAGTACGTCAATCACCGTAAAGGGTATTCTGGCAACGTGATGAAGCTCGTTTAGGTGTCCTTGTCGAGATTTGTCGTAGTCCAGTTGCCGCTTATTGGCCTCGATAATCTCGGTTACATCCTGTTTAGTCTCGATGACAATCCCACCGTCACCGTCTTCGTGTGCTGTTTGAGTCCGTATCGGAGTACTCATAAATCCTTTCGTAGTTCTCCCCCACCATCAGGCAGGGGAGAGTTGCTACTTATTACAGAGCCATGTTCAAGTCGGCGATAATGCCGTGAGCAGCCTCGTTCTTAACTTCCAGAGTAACTTCAGCCAGAAGCTGAGTATTCTCGCTGTCACCAGTCTTAGCCAGATCATTAGTCTGGAATGGACGGAGATAAGCAAGTGCTGCGTACTCAGGATCGAGAACCAGAGCATCACGTGCGCGCATGAAGCGGTTAGGAACAACCGACATCGTGCCGAAATCGCTCATGTAGACATCAGCCGCACCGATAATGGTAGTCGGAGTATTGCCGGGAGCCATGTAACGCTGTGCAGCGATACCAGCAAACGACGATACCTTCTGCTTACCAAGTGCGCCAACCATCAGAATCTTCGGCGAACCACCTGATACGAACACCTCAGAAACAACAGTCTTCAGCAGAGCCTCGGTGAAGGTACGCTGAGTGCCATCAGTACGAGTCGATACGCCGATAGTTGCTGGATCAGAACCGCCCGAACCAACGTCCGAGTTAGTCTTGATCCACGACAGGATCGAACCCAGATTACGAGCGATTGTCGATGTACCAGCCGAACGACCTTGGTTAGCCAACAGAATTGTCTCTAGGTCTCTCTTTAGCTCCGCCGAAGCCTTAGCAAGTTGATAAGCTTTTTCGGATTTTCTTCCTGCTTTGTTAACAGTATCCAGAGTGCCAGAAACCTGAACGGTCTTCTGGATGATCTGGGTGTAGTTACCAAGACGAACGGTAGGTGACAGAGTTGCCGATGTAGCGTCAGCACCTTCAATCGCAGCGTTAGCTGTAGTAGCAGCAGCCAGCGAGTCAGTCTGCCACTCGTGATACACGGCGGTAGCTTTGGTCTTGCCAATCGAGGACATGAATGGTGTCTCAGTTGGCGAGATGTCATAGATGATGTCGGTCAAATCTTCCCGCTGACCAATAGCGGTATGTGCTGTAAATGTAGGCATGATAGTTCCTTATAAAAAACGTTCAAATGCTTTAGCGGCATCAGCGACCCTTCCGGTCTGCTTTGCCCTAGCCTTAAGTTTCTTCATCTCATCGTTGCCATCACGAGGCTGTGATACTCCCGATTTAATTACCTTCGGAGCCTCATTAACCTTCTTCGTGATTCCCGGCTTTGCAGACTGTAGCTTGTCGTACTGCATTGCCTTCCACAACGTTAATACTGCACGCGAATCATAAACATTCGCTAATTCCTGATCTGAGAATCCCGCCTTCATTCCGAATTCACGGAGTTCACGACGTAATGTCTCGCCCTTCTGCGGGTCAGCATACTCAGGGATAACCTCTGCCAGCTTACGAGACTCAGCCTGTACTACCTGACCAAGTTGCTCCTGCTGTTCCCTCTGCTGCTGATCGTAAATCCTAGCCTGTTCTGCTCGAACTTGGGCTAACTGCTTCTCCCGCTGAGACAATTCTGCGACCTTAACTGCGTAACCGATAGGATCGGTTTCCTTCAGATAGTCCAGATTCTCAGTTTCCGGCTGCTGGTTAAGCATCTGCTCAATGACCTGCAACCGTTCCGCATATTGGTCGCGGAGATACCTAGCTTCCTCGATACGCTGACGTTCGGCCTCAACAACCTTGCGTTCTTCGGCTACAGCTTGCGATTTCTTCGTATAGTCCGTGCCAAGTTGATAAGATTTGATAAGCTCATCAAGGGTTACCTCACGTTCCTCACCAGCGGCTTTCACCCTGTATTTCGGAGGCTCCTCGGCTTCTTCTTCACCTTCATCTTGTTCTACCTCCGATTCATCATAAGATTCCTCGGATTCGGCTTCGCTATCATTGGCTTCGAGTTGGGTTTCAGGTTGTTCCTGTTCGGAGCCTTCTTCCGTACCCATAAGACCCATGATAGCGTTAGCTGCACCACCTACGTCTAACTGAGTATTTCCCGATTCGGGAGTCATACTTCCAGTATCGCTCATATATTGTTTCCTAAATTATATCGGGAACTGCCCGACTCAGTTACAAAATTTTCAGCCGCTTTTCGTCTATCAGCTTCTGTGCCGATAGCCCTTCAAGGTAGGCCTCAATCTTCTCTAATGCCCTTAGCTGGTGGTAAGCATCTTCCCTTACGTTAGCCTCGCTAGAAGCACTCATCGCAAACTTACTGACCTCTACTGACCGGAGTTCTTCCATCATCATCTGAAAGCCCTCATCCCTCAGTAAGTGTTCAGCCCATTGGCTTTTATCCATATTATTCATCGCCCTAGTAACCCCGGAATCTGTACCGTAACTGGTCTGCCCTGACCAACTGGCATATTAGCCTCACCGTAGATTCTCGCTATGGTATACGGATCAAGCGTATTCACGACGTAATCACCACGAGACATCGTATTCATCAACTTCTGATTCAACTTGTTGAAATCATAAACGTCAGAAACAACGACATTCCCCGTCTTTGGATCAATCTGGTAGTTAAACTGACCCAAGGTTGTCCGAATGTTCTCAAACGGATTACGCTCACCAGCAGCCACACCAGCAGCCTGAGACGTTTCCTTTGGGGACAGGAACTTTGCGTAGTCCTCGTATTTAACGTAACCCTTAGTTGCCTTTGGATCGCCAACCTGTTTAGCCTTGACCAACTCACCAATAGTCTTTAGCTCAGCCTCAGTAAAGTTTCTCTCAGTAATCGGAGTTTTCTGTTCATCTGCAAAAGTTTCCAAATATATACGCTTGTTCGATGGCATAGAACTACGGTCTGCAACAGCCCCATAGCCCTTGATGCCTGTACCAACAAGCATATTAGTCAGCTTTTTCAGATAGTCATCCATTACATCTGATTCCCAGTCAGATTACCTAGCTCTTTAATCGCCTTCAAAACAATATCAGCCTGTTTGTTACGGCTGTCCTCGTCAGCAATGTCCATCGCCAAGATAGCCTGTAGTTGTTTAACAGCCAACTCAGCCTCTTTGATACGCATCTCAGAAGCACTACGCTCCTGCTGCATAGACAATTCAATTCCCTTACGGGTGAACTCAGCCTCTAGTTGCTCTCTCTGCAAACCTAGTTTCGCAGCCTCGATCTGAGCCTTAGCCTCGGTTTTTTCTCTCTCTACCTGAGCTAGCATCTGAGCTACTTCAGCCTGAGCATCTGGAGCCGGAGGTTGAGGTTGACTCAATGCCTCGTTCTGTTCAGGACTGATCTCGTTAATGAAGGCGTTAGCATCCTTGAAACCAGCCGATTCAATCAGTCTAGCCAAGGTATCGCGGTACTGAGACACAGATACCAGCGGATTCGATGGCCCGAACTGAGTCAGAATCTGTTCCTGCTTGCCAAGGATCATTTGCAACATGGCTAGCTTCTGCTCACGATCCCCTGAACCCAGACCGACGTTAATCGCCACGTCGTACTGATTCGTCCATGTACGAGGATCAAAGGTCACAAACTTGCCGCGCATACGGACAATCTTGGCCTGATCCTGATACTTGCCCAATAGGTGCAGAATCCCCTGAAACAGCGACTTAACGCCTGTCTCAGCAAAGATTCGAGCGATTAACTCCAGCTTCCCAGAGTTCGACTTCATCATGGCTGCAATAGCCGTAGCCGAGACGTTGTTCATTACGTCAGGATCAAGACCCTGCTGCTGGTCAGTAACACCTGTACGCTTGGCCTGAACGCTATCCATGTACTCAAGCAATGGGAAAGCCTGAGCCGTTACAGCAGGAACCTCGATAGGCACAATCGCACCAGCCGACTTGACACGGATAATGCCACCCGGAGTTGCATTAAGAGCATCATCTAAGTTCACCTGACCATCAACCACACCCAGACGAGCATTGTTCGTGAGATACAGGTTATCCAGCATCTGTCTCGTAACCGTAGACTTGATTAGCTGGATGTCCATTGTCCGGTCTGCTAGCGACTGACCAAAGAACTTATGCGGAATCGGGATAGGACACAGGCTATGGAACGGTACTAGGTCACATTCCTCATCGTCCAAGATTTCGTTGCCAGAATAGACAATCTTCCGCAACTCAGCGATACCATCACCATTAACGTCGATCTTGATGTAGCACTCGTAGACCTCAACAACCTGCATCGTTGGGTCTAGGCTGATGTTTTCATCCGGCTGCTCGCCCTGATTGAATCGAGCAATACGCTCAGTCGTGAACTGGAGATCGTCGTAGCTAGGCAATCCCTCTACGATGTCCTTATCAAAACCCATCGCTGTGAGTTCCGAACGAGTCATCAAGCGACGATGAGCCACGAACGGGCTA